AGGTGAGGCTAATCTGACGACCAAAGCTTTGAAGGAAATGCAGACCGCTATGCAGACCACCGACCCGGATCCGTTCGGAGTGCAGAAGAAGAGCCTTAAAGAATTGGAGGCTGAGTTGGCCAATGTGCTTGAGGCAATGGAAAGGGGGTTTAGTGAAGGAGCGGAAAAAGATGCTGCAAGAATTAAAGCGTATCGTGACCAGATTGCCAAGTTGAGAAAGTCATCCAGCGAGGACGGAAACGGTACAGGTGGAAATAATAATTTCAGCCACAAAGAGACTCCGGCTGAAAAGAAAGCACGTCTGGCGCAAGAGGCTTGGCAGCGCTTCGAAAATAGTTACGACCGACTGCTGGAAAAGATGGATGCAAAAACATCTACCGGTGCAGCTAAGGTAGTGGCGGATGTCGACAGCGGACTGCAGAAGATGAATGACGATCTGCAGCTGGTGCTGAAAAAACACCCTGAGGCACAGAAGATGATAGACGAGCTGCAAACAAAAGCAGTCGCGTGGAAAAAAGAGCAGCTCGATCAGTACATCAAGAAGATGACTGACGAACTGGCCAAGCAGCAGGGCAAACTCAAAGAAACGGACGAATCCGGCAATGCCTACATCAACAAGATGATGGAGGCACAGCGGAAGTTGGTCGAGACGTTTGCAACCTACGACAACGCCATTGCTCAGGCAAATGCCGACATCACCACTCTCGAAGCACTCCAAGCCAAAGCGTCCGGAGAAGAGGCGGATAATCTGAAAAGTCAAATACAGAACCTCAGAGACCTCATTGCCCAGTATGGCATTCTGAAAGGACAGATGCAGGCGCGAGTGTTCGACGCTATCGACACCAGCGACGTGAAAGCGTCACGCCTAAATGGTGATGAAACACAATGGGGTGCCGACGTACAGAACACTGTAAACGACAGCAAGAGCGTCTGGACCGGTGCTCTCTTCGACAAGGCGGACTTCGAGGCCTATGGCAAGGCGCTCGACGATATCCGCCTAAAGTATGAAAAGCAACAGAAGGCAATAAGCGAGGCTAAGGCCGCCAACGATGCTATGCTGGAGGTGCTTCGTGCGAAAGCGAAGGCAGACCCGGAAAACGAGGATCTGAAAAAGAAGATATCTCTTAGAGAGCAAGAGGCACAGCGTCTGGCCGATGAACAGACCGAACTTGAAGGTCTGCTGAAGACAGCTAACGAAGCAGCCAAACAAGACGCTTTTGGCCAGGCTATAGACAGATGGATTGCCGGTATAGATAAGTTCGGATCCGCCGCCATAGAAATATGGGGCAATATCAACAAGATTTTCGACAACATCAAGCAGCAAGAGTTGAATGGTCTCAAAAAGCAACACGAGGCGGCCACTAAGGAATTGGATGAGCAACTTGCTGAGGGTATCATCTCTCAAGATGAGTACAACGAGCAGGTGGAGGCTATGAACCAGGAGTATGAGGAAAAGGAAAAAGAAGCTCAAATAGAGGCTTGGAAACGGCAGAAACTTATGAATGTAAGCCAGGCGACGATGGAGGCTGCACTTGCCGTTCTTAAAGCGTGGAATTCTGCCCCTTGGCCAGCCAATGCCATACCTATTGGTATAGCAACGGCCTTGGGCGCTGCACAGATAGCAGCCGTGGCTTCGGAACCTCAACCATACGCACGTGGTGGTTACGTCGACAGCGACACCACATTCTACCGTGCCGGTGAAGCTGGCCGTGAATGGATTGCATCCAATTCCCTTCTCAACGATCCATACACGGCATCCATCATCGAGAGACTGGACGCATACCAGCGTGGCAACAGAAGAGCATTGTCTGATATTCCAATGGCAGCACTCGATATGCCAGCGGCGGCAGCAGCTGCAGCGGAGATTGGCCGCCGTCAGGTGGTGGTGCGTGACATCGCTGCACCAGCTTGGCAAGGCCAACCTCAGGTGTCAAGCTACGACGACAGCAAAATGGTCGAGTTGATGGAAGATTTGACACACTATATGAAGGATCCTCGCAACCGCCAAGCCGTCATCAGCCGTCGGACTATGCAAGACTTCGACAAAGACGAGGACTTCCTGCGAAGCAGAGCCAGACTGTAATTGTCCCCTCGTAATAGTTATATGGAATGTATCTTTGTAATGTAAAAATACAAAAAAATGGCTATAAAGGAAAGATCTTTAGACACACGTCGGTTCTGGCTCGGAGCAACACTCGCCATCTGCGGCGTGGCGATGCTTTTCGTGGCAATGTTTATTGAGCCGAGAGGAGAGGTGAGTGGCTCAGTGCTCGGTGCTGCCGGAGAAGTCTTCGTGTTGGCTGGATGCCTGCTAGGGGCTGACAGCTATGTGAATTACAAGCTCAAAAAATTCTTAAACGAATCGAATGAAACCAAGTGATTTGATACCACAATGGCTAAAGGAGAGCAACCGATGGAAACACCTTGTCGGCGGTTTTGTCCTCGGACTTTTCCTCACCCTTATCTCCTCACTGACTGCAGCGGGGTGTCTCGAGTTCAAAGACCGTCAATGGGGCGGGAAGTGGGATTGGCTTGACTTCGCGGCCACCTGTCTCGGTGGCATCGTCGGGCAGGCTATTCAATTAGGCGTGATTTATCTGATATACATAAAGAAATGAACATTGTATTCGACAAGAAAGGTTATCCGGTTATGATGAGCAGTGAAAGGCTGTTTGCTGTAACCATATCTAACCAGCAGAAGTACACCGAAGAGCCAAAAGAGACATTCTCTTTCGACAACAAAGAATTCGTCTGCTGGGGACCAGGCAACAGATACCCGGACGAGGCTGTGCGCGTCATCGGCTCCACCGGTGTGCTGTCGACGGCCATAGGATTCAAGGCTCGCACATCCTTCGGGCAGGGCGTTGTGCCGATGGACCTGAAAGGGTACGACGAAAACGGCGAACAAATACTGGTGCCGTGTCAGGACAAAAACATGCAACAATATTTCCGTTCGTATGAGTTTCGGCAGTATATGAGCCAAGCCTTCCGCGACATCTTTAAGTTCGGCAACTGCTTCCCAATCTTTTATTTCAACAAAGACGGTTCGAAGATTGTCAGACTGGTGCTGCGCAATGCCCGCCATTGCCGAATCAGCAAGGACAAACAGTGGCTGTGTGTCTACCCGGACTTCGACGATAGCCTGCCGACAGCGGACAAAGGAGAGGTTATCCGTATGCTCGACGAAGACGACCCATTCCTGGACCTGGAAGTGATGCGGGAACAGGGTAAACTGAATGGCAAACCGATCGCATTCCCTCGCATCAGAAATTACTTCAGTAACAACGACTATTACGGCATCCCCGATTGGGATGCTGCATGGAAAAGCGGCTGGGTGGATATTGCACACCGCATACCACAGTTCCTTGCCAAGAGCTATGCAAACGCAATGACGCTGATGTGGCACATCCAAATACCGGAGGATTATTGGAAAACCAAATATCCGGAAGACGAATACCCCAACAAGGAAGAGCGTCAAGCTAAAATCAACGAGGCAATGCAGGAAATCGAAGATTCTCTCTGCGGAGAAGAAAACGCTAATAAGACCATCCTCACGGAATATGGAATAGAGGAGTATTCCAAGATACCTCGCGAATGGAAGATTGAGCGTCTGAAGAATGAAATCGACGCCAAGGAGCGACTGTCGACTTCTGCAGCCGCGAACAGCGAGATTCTGTTTTCAATGATGCTCAATCCGTCGGTACTCGGTGCCGGTATGCCTGGAGGTGCCTACGCAGGCAACGCCGGAAGCGGCTCGGACATCCGTGAGAGCTTCTTGGTGTCGGTAATCACAACCTATATAGAGAAGCAGCAGGTACTCGACCCTGTAATGATGGTGCTGCGCTTCAACGGCCACGATGACGGCCTGGTGCTAAAATACAAGGAAACTATCCTCACTACGTTAAACACAGGCCAAGCAAAAGAGGAGATAACGACTTAAATGTATAGTTATGCTGACAGATCCGAAATTTTTCAAAAAAGAGAACAACACTCAGAACGCTGCAGAGTTTAAACGCTGCCTGCCGGTGAACGTGAACACTTCATTCGTGACACTGGCACCAGCCATCGCCACGGCGGAACAGAACCACGTGCGGCCACTTATGGGCGACACTTTGTTCAACGAGCTGGCGACCTATTATTCCGAGAACGGAATAGAAGGCAGCAGCGCAGAGAAAAACGAACTGGTATCATACGTCCAAATGGCTGTTGTACGGCTGGCATATTGGGAGAGTTTCGACCAGCTAGCTGTGACGATGAGCGACAGAGGTCTGCAGGTGACCAATGGAGAGAACCGCGCTTACCGCTACCAAGAGGATCGGCTGAAACTGTCTCTCCAACGCCAAGGATTCGGCTACCTCAATACAGCCATTGGCTATATTATGGAGCATATAGACATCTTTGGCAGCTTCACTGAAAGTGACTACTACAGCGAAAGACAAGACAGCGTCATCCGCTCGATGAAAGAGATGGAGGCAATCACCTCCATAGGCAACGACTTCTGTCTGTTTGCGAAGCTGAGACAGTTCATCAGCGAGACTGAGACAATGGAACTGCCGTTCCGCGTCGGAGGTGCACTTTCAACACTGCTAAAAACCAACAGAACGGAGGCTAGACTGAAAACAATCTTACGAAGCGCACAAGGATTTGTGGCCCATTGGACGATGGCAGAGGCTTTACCTTCTCTCAATGTCATTATGTCACCTAATGGCCCGGTGGTTGTGAGCGACCAGGGCAATGGTGGTAATGGCGGCGAGAGCAATAACCCAATACCACCTGACCTGACAGGAATACTCCAGAAGAAGCACCGCGAAATGGCCGAAAGATACATCGGTCAGCTTGTGACATACTGCAAGCAGCACATCGAGACTTATCCTGAGATAGCAGAGATTGGACTGTCTACCGCACACGAAAAGACAGCTGACCACAGAGACAACAGAGGTAAAAAAACATTCCTGGCATGAACAGCTTTCTGATAGACTACACAACCTATATGCGGTCGCTGGCCGAGAAGCATAGAGACCTGCACCACACGAAAAAAGAGAAACACTTCTTCCGTGGCGAACTGGAAGAGTTCTGGGACCTATTCCGCTCAGTGGTGAACTTCCCCTGCCTGGTGACAGAGAGAAGCGAAAACGAATATTCCGGCCAGATAGGGCAGATGACCAAGACTCGCACAACAACCTTTATGGTCGTGGACTCATACGACCAACACGACGACTACGACGAAATTCTTCTAAGAATGAGCCGCTGCGAGCGTATAGCCGAGGAGGTCCTAGGAAGAATGATCGTAGACGAAGAGTCTCCATTCTACAGCATCGACACCAGCGACATACACGGAGAATACCTGCAGAACGAGCAGGATAGATACGTGGGCTACCTTATCGCACTGTCGTTCAAAGAACAGGCTTGTCTAATCAACAACAGCGTCTGGGAATGAAGAAGATTGATTTTGTCGTGGCCGAAAAACGGTATGAATATAACGTACCGGAGAACTGGAACGAGGTAACAGAAGGGCAGTTCCGGATATACGTCGAGATAAACAGTTTCACCTTGGATCTTGTACGCCGTGTCATCGGAATGGACGACGTGGTGGCCGTCAGCCTGACGACAGCTGACTGGTGGATGGTATGCAAGGAGTTTGAATGGATGAAGGTGACAGATGGCATAGGAAAATTATACGTCGACAAGGTGACGCTGAAAGACGGCACAGTGTGCTATGGCTACAACAGCGACTTCTCCGACGTGACGTGGGAAGAATGGATGTTCGCCGATACCTACGCAAGCCGTGGCCGTTGGGATGTGGTGGCAGCAGTGCTCTACCGCCCTCAAAGGGCAGACTGGAACCGTGAGACAGACCGACGCATTCCTTTCTCGAAGTTCGGAGCGTCGGACAGAGCCGGACAGATGGCAGAACTGGATGAGCTGACGCTGCAAAGCATCAAGGTGAACTACCTGCTGCTGCGCAAGCGTATGACAGATCACTTCTACCATATATTCACAGACTACAACGACGAAGGAACAACCACGGAGGCAGACAAGAAAAAACAAGGACCTACAGACTGGCTGACCATTATACGTAATATGATGGGCGACAACTTCTACGAGGAGCAGAAATACTATCAACTGTCGGTACCAAGTGTCCTGTTCCAACTGGAAAGCAGAGTGAAGGAGGCACACAAAAATGGGAAGTGATGTTCAAATAGTGATAGTGGGTACAGGTTACTACGACAGCGGCGACCTTAACGACTACTACAGCACCGTTCGCTACAACTATGACAAACCCGCCATCGTTATACGACGTGACGGATCTATTGAGAAGACACCTCTTGGAGGTGGGCACACAATGGCCATCGAGAACGCCGGTCCAGTGGTGCAAGGAACAACAGGGTTGTGGCTGCCGGCAAGGATGGACGCAGAAGGCAAGTACCGACCGATAACAAGAGCATATCCTGTCAAAGCGCCATACGAGTTCTGCAGCTGCAAGCCATACCACGGCTGCCAGCACTATGAATATGTGGGCGACAAGCAGCTGGCAACAATGAAAGATGTGCTGCAGCAGTGGCTGTCGGAAATGGGCTTCCGCTATCCTTGGGACAACCAACTGGGCGTGGTATGTCCCAGGGCGGTGGCTGGAAAAAGTGGAGTCTATTTCGCAAGCAGCTTCGACAAGTCGCGTTCCGACATCCACCCTCAGCGAGAAATCATTGACATTATAAAAGCATACTCTAAATGATAACAATAAAAGTCGGCGGAAAGCCGCTCTACATACCCAAGGACACAGCGCTGGTACTGGAACAGACCAACAACGCTTTCGACAACGAAGGCTATATGGATGATGTCGTTTGGACCTTTGAATTGCCAGCCAAACCCAATCAGGCAGTGCTTGGGGCTGTGCAATACGTCTACACCGGAGGACGGAAACGCTACGAATGCGAATTGTCAATAGATGGTGTGCCGTTCTCCAAGGGCATACTGTATGTACAATCCGCTATCGACGCCAAGCGACTGAATTGCGGAATAGTAACCAACAGCTTTGGAGTTGGCTTCGGGGAACGGCTATTGAGGGACAACGACTACGGTACGGATATCACCATATCGGCATCAGAGGCAAACCACCAGAGCGGCTGGATATCATTCCTCCAGTCGAGCTTGGCCGACGAAAGCATCTACAAGTTTTTTCTCTTCGCCGACGAGAACTTCTACAGCGACAACGAGGACTTCGGATATCATATGGATATCATATCCGGTCTGCTCGGAAAAAACAACGAAAAGCAATTCCACAAGTATGTGAACCGCCTGTTTTTCGATAGCATCGGCAACATAATCCAGAACCCAGACCGAGACGGCAATAATGCCAAGGTACGACAAGGAGTGCGAGTGTTCAACACAAACGATCCAGGAAAGAGAAACGGCTACTGCTTCGCCCCGGCTCTCAGACTGGACTGGCTAGTGCGAAAAGTGATACAGAATGCAGGACTGTCGGCGATGGGTAGTTTCTTTGCCAACAAACAAATTCAAAATCTGTTTTCACAAAGCCTCAACGCAATGGACGGAGACGTGTTCCAATACGGCGTGAACACCTGGCTACAGGTCGGAGGAAACATCAACGTGTACGGTGAAAGCATTGAGAATGACCAAAAATTCAACGTCGACGGAGACAACAACACACACGAGTGTTTCGGTTGGATAGGCGGTGTCAGCGTGGGCTTTCGCCTGCTACTGCCAGTGGAAGAGTTGACTCATAAATCAGAAGCTCAGACGATATGGATAGGAAACAACCAAGGGAGTTTGCCGGTGAAAGTCAGCAAGGAGGACGAAATATATGCTCTTGTCATCAAAGAGGCCAACGCCGAGTTCCCCAATATCAGGATGAAAACAAGCAGCACAGAGGCAGACGGTACCAAGGTCTACAAGTATGGCAAAATGCCAACAGGCGCAGAACTGATCAACAGGGCAGAGGTTAACCCGGAATCATTGGGGGCTTTGTGGTTTACAGGTAACGGCAACTGCAGATTCAACTACTGGTATGGGCCTATTCCGATGAGTATTCATAGTATACCATTCTACACCGAGACACGCTCCACGCTAATACAACTCACAAGGAGCCACACAAAGAACGTGTCGTTTCTCAGCAATCTCGGAGGCTATACAGAAGGAAGTGTCGCTCCTCAATGGACACCAAACTGGGCATCGACGGATCATCTTTACATACAACTGGTGAAATGCA